TTTGATTGTGCCACAGGTGTGCTTATCATAGCTAAATGAGCTGTTATGTGAGCTTGATGATTTTGTTCTGGAAACGCAGTCAACACACCTAATCTCAATGCTTCTTGATTTTCTTTTGCGGGGTTCATGGGCATTGGTTGGGGAGGAGGCTGTAACACTTGGTCTATATTTGAAACACCTAACGCTTCATACATTTTGCGATAGGCTTGATACATACCATTTTGCCCATGAATTTCTGGATTGCTTTGTGCTAATTGTAATTGCGTTTGTGCCAAAGCAATACGTTGTGACATTGAAAATATATTAGGATCAGAAACTGGTAGTATATCTATTCTATCATCGAAATCAGCTTGTTTTATCTCTGGTGGCGCACCTGGTACTTGATACGGATACATGGGAACATCCATTGAGAAAACACGAGCTAATAATTTAAACTCTATCTTTTGTGAATAATGAAGACGCTTATGAATAGCTGACATGACCTTTGTGCCACGCTCCATAATAGCCATAGTTGTACCAACAGGAGCGTTGCCTTGCATCTCACCAACTTTCATGTCAGCCATAGAAGCAAAACGTCTGCCAGAATCTATTAGTGTTCCTAAAAGAGAATATAGTGTTTGTGATGGTTCCTTAAATGGTAATGGCATAATTGCTTGTCTTAAATCACCACCAACCATATCTACATCTCTAAACTCTCCAGGATTAAGAGGTGTTTCATCATCCCTTATTCTAGCTCCTCTAGCCTTAAAACCTGCTGGTAAATTAGACAACGTACCAGCATCTATCAATTGTCTAAGTATTGACGTTGAAGCTCTGGATAAACCACCTATTGTATGTGTGAGACCAAAACCATAAAACCCAAGACCAGGTAGGAACTTATAATGCACAAAATAAGGCACTTTCCTACGGAGCGGATCGCTTTCATTGAAATTCCTTTTGATTGATAAGACATCCCCAGTGTCCTCCATTATCGTGACGATATAAGGCATCTTCAATCCTGTTGGTTCACCATCAGCTCCAATATCTTGGAACCCCTCAATGTCTAAATCTGTATGAACTTCATAAATCATCATCTCTTCATTTTGAGAAGAGCTACTTGAAATGCCTTCTATCTCATTAATTGTATCCTTCACATCGCTCACCCCATCAGAATCAGCTCCAGAGCTAGGAAGGTCTATGTTTCTGTAAAATCCTGTTAATTGTAATTTTTTTATGTCATTTTTATCCATACGAATACAATGTGTAACTCTTGTTGCAGTTGCTAAATCTGTAGCACTATATGGAACAATCAAGTCCTCAGAATGCACAAACTTACTTACTGCTCTTTGCATTGTTGGATCAAAGTAAACTTTTTTAAATGCTGAACCCACGATTGGAAGATAAAATAACATTTGATCTAATTCTGGATCATACTCTTCCATCTCGTAAGTTATCTGATAATTCATATAATTTTTAACACGCTCTGCTTGAGCTGTTACTTCTGGAGTTTCTGCTCCAATAATTGCAGTCTTAACAGGTCCTCCTGCTGGTAACATTTCTCTATATGCTTGTGCTTGAAACTGTGTGACGCTTTCTGCCAACAGAGGATGAACTATACCAGACGCACCCTCAAAAGGCTCTGATCTATCCTCATAACTCATACCTAGTAATTCTAATCCGCCTTTGTACTGTTCTTCCCAATCACTCCTAGAATTTATATCTTCTTCAATATTACCAACGATATCACCAGATATTTCTGATAAAGTATCTTCATTAATAAACTCTGCTAAGTTTGCATCAAAGGGAATGGCTATCGGAGCTTCTGCTTCTTCTTCTATCTCACCGACTATTGCTGAACCATCATCTAATTCTGTGACACCTTCTATTGCAGCTTCTGGTGGTAACTTAACTAAGTTAGCCTCTAGTTCTGGAGCCACAGCATCTGCTATACCATTTACATTTTCAATCGCCATGTTAAATCCTATCTAATTGTAAATCCGCCACCTTTTATTGCTGCGCCCATGCCACGACATGCCATCTTACCACCCTTACCGACATTGCCACCAGCACCATATTCTTCAACTTTGCCGCCCATTTTATATTTAGCTGCTAAATCTTCATCTATTTTTTGTTGAACTTTCTCAGGAAGTTTTGAAAAACCTTTATATTTTGGTGGAACAGCATCTTTTTTTACATTTTTCATATTTTTCTCATTTGTTTTAGCTACTTTTTTACTAAATTCTTCATTCAAAGGTTTAGTTTTATCAGCTCTAAATGGATCTTTTTTTGGTCTCATCTTTGGCTTTGGCACATCTCCACCAAACTGCATTTCTTTTGCTTGAACTTTTTTAATCGCTTCCATTAATCCACCTTTTTTCATTTTTTTAATTACTCCTCCAAATTTTTTGCCAAATATATCATTAAAAGATTTTTCAAATGAATCTGCTATTTTTTTAGTTTGATCTTTTGATAGTCCTGAACCTTTACCAAATACAGTGCCTTGTTCTTCTATCTCTCTGATGGCTGCCTCTAACTCTTCTTGACTTAACTTTCTGCCACCACTTTGCATTTTTTGTATTACTTTACCACCGAATCTAGCTTTCATAATATCATTTCTTTGTATTCCAAATGCACCAGGTTTTTTAATATCAAAGGTTTGTTTTTTGGCTTTTGCTCTTCCAGGTTTCTTGGCCGTTTTCATGAGTTTTGCTAAGTCTCTTGCTGATTGAGTATCCAAAGCCATAGCCATGTTAACACCAGCTAAAGAGTTTCTTTTCTTCTTATCCATTACTTAACTCCTTTAAATTTTCCGCCACGACCTTTGAGCATAATAGATTTCTTCTTTTTCTTTTTGACAGCTCCACCTTTTTTCTTAGTAGAAATACCCATAGCTTTGAGAACAGCTTCTTTCTCACCAGGTGCAAACTTAGCAGTACCAGACATCATTTCTTGAATGAGCTGCATTTTTCTCACAGCTTTATCTGCGTCTGCTTTCTTTACTCCCTTGCCACTTACTTTGTCAAAGCTGCCAGGCATTACTTGACTCCCTTAAACATACCACCTCTGCCTGGTATTACACCACCCATTTTCATCTTCATAGGCTTGACTTTACCGCCACCCATCATGTCAGCAGGCATAGATTTGGTTGTGTCCATAATCTCGCCACCCATTGCTTTTTTCTGTATTTTTTTACCCATCTCTTTAGCAATTTTAACTAACTCAGGGTCCATTTCTATTTCTTTAACTTTTGTCATATCAGATATTTTAATATTTTTTAAAGCCTTTTGCATATTTTTTGTAAGTTCTCCTGGCATTAGTAATACTCCATTTTCTTTCTATATCCTGGTTCAAATTCTTCATCATCAGGTGTGGATATAAAACCACCTTGTCTGAATCTTAGTATAGCTTGTGTCATCGAATCTGCCAAGTCATCATGATCGCCATGCGGAAAACTTGCACATTCTTCAACGACCTCCTCTGCAAAATTAGCATCTGGTCTCCATACCATACCACTTTCAAACACAGGG